ATTAACGATCTCTTGCCGTTCGTCCTGTGGCGTTGCTCCGTAATAAAGTGCGACCGAATCGGGCCCGAAACGGTCGCGCAGGGTCTGGCAAATCTGTTGAATGTCGTAAGTGTACGAAGCCCAAATGATTGCCTTCCCTGATATTTCGTCTGTAATGCTTGTTAGCTCATTCAGACGGTTGTTCTTTAGCGGCTGTATCTTTCCAACATCAGGCTGGAAGAAGCCGCAACAAATTTGCTGTAGGCGCATGATCTGCGTTAACACACTTTCTGTAGTTGCAAGATCCCCGTTCTCAAGTTGGGCTAAAGCCAGCTTTTTCATTTGAGTGTAGACCTTGGCCTGTTCGTCCGTCAGTTCTACGTTGCGCCGAGTATAAATCTTTTCGGGGAGGTCTAAGCAGTCTTCCTTTAACACGCGGGTGGAGAAGTTAAACAAACGCTCGTTCAACTCATCTAGCCTGCGGTATCCGGTTATTTCTTGAAAACTACGCGCCCCCATAACACGTTTCTGCACTATAGCGTAACGGTTCTGAAAAGCAAAGAAACTGTTATAGCCCAGCGCGGCAGGGTCTAAGAAGTTGCACTGACTGAACAAATCCATTGGGCTCTTGGTCACAGGAGAACCAGTGAGTATGCGGCGGTACTTACTGTACTTCGTCAATACCATTAAGTTCTTCGTGCGCTGGGCCTTGCGGTTCTTGATCGTCGTGCTTTCGTCTACGATCATCATATTGTCAGGGTTCTGCACAAGAAAACGGCCCGCCGCTCGCGCACCTCTGGGAGAGGAGAACGCCTCTACGTTTATTACAAAGATCTTTAGCCCGTCGTAGTCTTCCATAACTAAGTCTTCCAACTCAGCAGAAAACTTCTTGCTTAAAGAAGGCGTCCAACTTACTATTTTACGTTCAATGCGCTCTGGTAAGTGCAGTGGTATTTCCCCAAGCGCCCAGTTGTCATACACGCCTTTAGGTGCAACAATCAGCGCGGCTTTAATCTCGCCCTTTTCAAAAAGAATGCCTATGTTGTCTATGGCAACTTTACTCTTTCCAGTGCCCATCTCCATAAAATACGCATGGAAGCTCGCGTCCCACGAATCGTCTAATGCTTTAAGCTGATGGTCGAAGGGTTCAGTTTTATACTTATACAAAGTTTTATCCTTTTGAAGCTTGACTATACGATCTTATGAGAATATAAGCGTGTTTGTCAAGGCCATAAAAAGGTCTTTAACAGCGAAAGAGAAAAAAACATGAATGATATACTATCTATGATGGAGTCCGACTTTGAAAAGAACGTCGCATCTTCCATCGAAAAGGGCAATCTCGGTGGAATCTCTACCCTAGCCCGAAAAATACGATCAGCGCAACAGGAAGTCGAGAAGATCGAAAATGATCTTAAATCTCGGAAGAAAGACTTGCTAAAGCTAACTGACGAAGAACTGCCTTCTGCTATGCAGGAGCTAGGGCTATCGTCGTTTTCATTAGATGACGGTTCTACTGTAGACGTAAAGCCTACATATGGAGCCAGCATCCTAGTTGCCAACAGACTCACTGCTTACACTTGGTTGCGGGATAACGGCTACGACGATATTATTAAGAATGTTGTTTCTTGCGAGTTTGGTCGTGGGGAAGATGACCAAGCCAGCGCCTTTAAAGCGTTTGCTTCTAAAGAAGGGTTTCCGGCGGATCAAAATGAAAGCATCCATTCGGGCACACTAAAAGCTTTTGTACGGGAACGTGTAGAAGCTGGAGACGAATTTCCAATGGAACTTTTTGGGGCCTTTGTAGGTCAACGTGCTATCATTAAAGGAGCAAAATAATGGCGAATGCAGTAACGAAACCGAGTAAATCAGACGTGGCAACATTTGATGCGTCTATGTTTGAAGCCGACGCAGGCGCGGGTAACGAAAACGTAGGATCAGATGATCTTGCTCTACCGTTTCTCAAACTGTTGAGCGGACTAGACTCCCTACTCGACACACACGAAACCGCTCGCAAAGGTGACATCTACAACACTGTCACGGGCGCTGTAATCAGCGGCAAAGAGGGTGTTAGTGTAATACCTTGTGCCTATCAGCGCGTGTTCATTCAGTGGGTCCCAAGGGGTTCTGGTACGGGCGCACCGATGAATGTGTATAAGCCAAATGATCCGGCTATGCCAAAGACTGAGCGTAGCAAAGAAGATAACAAAAACTACGTTGTCGGCGGGGACGGTGATTACATCGAAGAAACTCACCAGCACTACGTTATGATCGTCAACGAAGACGGTTCAACAGAAACTGCGCTGATTGCAATGAAGTCCACACAGCTAAAGAAAAGCCGTAAGTGGAACAGCATGATTCAGTCAGTGACAATGCAGGGTAAGAACGGTCCGTTCACACCACCCCGCTTCTCTCACGTCTACCGTATCAAAGCGGAAGCCGAAGAGAACTCTAAAGGTAGCTGGCACGGTTGGGAAATGTCCCGCGAAAACCCAGTGCAAGATGCCGACGTTTACGCCAAAGCAAAGTCTTTCTCCGAAAGTGTGCTTACGGGCGATGTGATTGTAAAACATCAAAACGACGAAGACAAAAGCGCTTCAGACGACATCCCGTTTTAAGTTTTACTAGGGGGCTGCTTCGGCAGTCCCCACCACAAGGACATAACCATGACAGTTAAAAAGTTCTCATCTATCTTTGATGGATTAAAAGAAGCTTACGGCACATATCGGGTGGAAAAAACTCAGTCTAACGGTAAGAATACAGGTAAGGCAGGCATCGTTCGTGAAACGCGGACCGCGGAACTTTGGGAGGGCCACCTCTCTGGTAAGGGAAACTCTATCGGCATCATACCGATTAACGCAGATAATATGTGCAAGTGGGGCTGTGTAGATATTGACCAGTATCCGCTGGACCACAAGGTTCTTTTAGAAAAGATTAGAAAACTAAAACTTCCGCTCGTTGTATGCCGATCAAAGTCTGGTGGGGCGCACTGCTTCCTCTTCTGTAAGGATTGGGTAGAAGCACGGGACATGCAGAAGTCTCTGAAAAGTATTGCCGCCGCGCTGGGCTACGGCGAGAGCGAAGTATTTCCAAAGCAGATAAAGCTACACCTAGATCGTGGAGATGTAGGCAACTTTCTAAACCTGCCCTACTATAATTCAGAGGATGGTTTACGCTACGGCATCCTAGATGACGGCACTTCAGCCACGCTAAAAGAGTTCTACAACCTTTACGAAACGCACGTCCAAACGCCAGAGCAAATACAAAAGCTACAAATAACCGAGGCATCCGAAACTACGCCCATGCGAGACGGCCCGCCCTGCTTGCAACACCTGATTAAAGAGAAAATATCTGAGGGTGGGCGCAACAACGGCCTGTTTAATATCGGCGTGTATCTACGCAAAGCGTTCCCAGATAGCTGGGAGACAGAGATCCTTACTTACAACATGCAGTATTTTGAGCCGCCGTTGCCTCTAAGCGAAGTCACAGTCGTTGCAAAACAGCTTGAGCGCAAAGAATATGCCTACCGCTGTAGCGACGCGCCGATCAACGCGCACTGTAACAAGGAGCTATGCCAGACCCGTAAGTTTGGAATCGGCTCCGCCGTGCAGAACGCCACGGTAGCAAATCTGCGGAAGTACAACTCAACGCCGCCTGTCTGGTTTATGGATGTAAACGGCGAGCCTCTGGAGCTAGACACTGACGCCCTGATGAGCCAGCCCATGTTTCAAAAAGCCTGCATGGAGCAATTGAACTTCATGCCGCGAAGCGCCGCAAAGCAACAGTGGGAAGGCCGGATCAGTTCCCTGCTTACCGAAATGCGCGAGAACGAAAGCGCAATCATGGAAGTCGCAGTGGATGCCAGTGTTAGCGGACAGTTCTACGATTACCTCGAAGAGTTCTGTCGCTTCCTACAGCAGGCGCAAGATAAAGAAGAGATCTTACTCCGCCGCCCTTGGACCGATGAGGACGCAATGGTAACTTACTTCCGCCTAAAAGACTTTGAGAACTTTCTAAAGAAGAACAAGTTCTTTGAGTATAAGTCCCACCGCATTGCCCAACGCCTTCGTGACATAAACGGAGACAGCACGGTTCTAAAGATTAAAGGCCGCGCAGTGCGCGTCTGGCAGATACCCGCCTTCGAGGTCGGAGACATAGATATTACAACTCCAGACTTTACTCCAAAACAGGAGAGCCCGTTTTGACAAGACCACCGCCAAGTAAAAGAAACTTAGAGATCGTTCGACTGATTGAAGAGCAACTCATGACAAAGACGGCCGTCGCTAAATTGTTTGAAATAAGCAAACAGCGCGTCTGGCAGATATACAGAAAGGACAGGACCAGTGTTCAGAATATTCGGCCCACCGGGAACGGGGAAGACGACACGACTTCTTAATATGGTCGATGACGCTCTTCAAAAGGGCGTTGCTCCAAAGAACATTGCTTTCCTAGCCTTTACTCGTAAAGCCGCCAACGAAGCAAAAGAACGTGCCGCGAAACGATTTGGGTTAGATCCCAAGAAAGACCTGTTCTACTTCCGGACACTGCATAGTCTTGCTTTAACCTGTTCTGACATACGCCCCGAACAAGTGATGCAAGAAGAGAACTATCGCGAGCTTTCTAATCAGATGGGCGTACAGCTTCAGATGACCCGCACCAGCCTTTATGAGGATGATATTCCCAGCACGGTCAAAGCAACTGATCCTATCTTGGGTCTGATTAACCTAGCCCGTATGCGGAAGATCCCGCTCAGAGATCAGTATAATAGTGTCGGCATAGATGTTGAGTGGAACACAGTCACCTATGTGGACAAGTGTCTGCGTATGTACAAAGAGAATATGGAGTTGTTCGACTTCACCGATATGCTGGAAAGTTTTCCTAAAGAGGGTCAGGGGAACTGCCCTAACTTTGACCTATGCTTTGTAGATGAAGCGCAAGACCTCTCTCCTATACAGTGGGACATTGCCCACATTATAGATGAGAAGTCCGACAGAATGTACTGCGCTGGAGATGATGACCAAGCCATCTACCGCTGGGCAGGCGCAGATGTAGATCATTTTATTAATCTGGAAGGCGGGTCAGAAACTCTCTACCAATCCTACCGTGTTCCATTTGAAATACACCAACTGGCAGAGCGGGTCGTGTCTCGCATTAAAAAGCGCTTTCTTAAAGAATATAAGCCAAAGGAAAATGCCCAAGGGTCAATCCGGCGGATCTTCAGTATCGAAGAGATAGACATGTCCGAGGGATCGTGGCTCATAATGGCGCAAGCCGGATACCAACTAAACCCAGTAGCCGGAGAACTGCGCTCGTCTGGATACCTGTTCAACAACCGCGGACACCGATCCATCTCTGAAAATCTTAGCGACGCCGTAAACGGATGGGAACAGTTGCGTAAAGGAAGAGAAATCAACGGGGCCGTGGCGCGTAAGATCTACAACTTTATGTCAACTAAAGACCGCGTGGCGCGGGGCTTTAAAAAACTAACCGCACTAGAAGATACAGACCTCGTAAGCCTAATATCGCTGACCGCGGACCACGGACTTCTAGCTACGGAAGATATGGTTTGGCACGTTGCTATGGACAGACTTCCAGAGAACGAAAGAGCCTACATCATTGCAATGCTACGACGCGGGGAAAGATTTAACGGCGAGCCGCGTATAACCGTGTCAACAATTCACGGAGCAAAGGGCGGAGAGGCGGACAACGTTGTGTTGTTCACGGACCTTTCGCCAGCGTCAGAAGAACAGATGACAATTAACCCAGACGATATGCACCGCGTTTTTTACGTTGGTGTAACCCGTGCGAAAGAGAACCTGTTTATTGTTGAACCAGAAGATTTTACAAGGAGTTATGACCTATGATTTTATGGAACTACAAATGCGATTGCGGGTACAAGTGGACCTGTTGGTGGAACAAATACTCTCAGGATGCCTGTGAGAAATGCAATAAGTGGATAAATCCAGAGGAGAAAATACAATGAACTGTTGGCACTGTAAGACAGAACTTATTTGGGGAGGAGATCACGACTGTGATGTCGAAAGCTTTTCCACAGGAATAGCCGCAAACGAGGGTGAAGACGTTGAATGTATGCACGAGGATTACAGCATGGTCACTAACCTCTCCTGTCCTAAGTGTAATTCGCTGGTGTTAGTTTACTCCCCAAGTTGTCTTGATGGACCGATAAACTTAATACAAGAAAAGTTCCGGCAAGAGGGAAATAAAAAGAAGTATGCCCGTGGAAAAAGGAGTCGCTACAATGAAACGTGATGAAATACTGGATTTGTCAAAAGAACTGATAAACGGCCAACGCGCCAAGGACTACGGCGATGCGTTCGACAACCACAACAGAATAGCGGAGGGTTGGAACATTATTATGAAAGGCGCACTGGTAAGCCACGGCGAACTGACTGCGCAACACGTTGTGTTGATGATGGATTGGGTGAAGACAGCACGGCTACTTAACACTCTGGATCACGATGATTCTTGGATAGATAAAGTTGGTTATAGCGCTCTTGGGGGAGAGTTCTCACAAAAGAACGAAATGATCCAAGAGATAGAAGCCGTAAAAAGAAAGTTACAAAAATGAAGCTTAAAATAGCCAGCCCTTCGCTAAAGTCAGAGTGGGTTCCACCCGCAGAACTTCCAGACCTAACAGGCGCAACTACAATTGCTATCGACGTAGAAACCCGTGACCCAAACATCAAAACAAGCGGACCCGGTTGGGCTGTTGGAGATGGTGAAGTGGTCGGCTATGCAGTGGCTACAGCAGATTGGGCAGGCTATATTCCTACACGACACCGTGGTGGCGGAAACCTAGACGAAAAGATAGTCAACAAGTGGCTCAAGAAAGTCTTTGACTGCCCCGCCGATAAAGTAATGCACAACGCGCAATATGACGTAGGTTGGATCAAACGTATGGGGTTTGAGATAAACGGGCGGATAATCGACACAATGGTTGTTGCTTCGCTTCTGGATGAAAATAAGTTTTCCTATGCACTAAACTCACTAGCGTTTGAGTATCTGGGGCTGGCAAAGAACGAAAGCCTACTCAGAGAAGCAGCAAAAGAGTTTGGTTTTGATCCAAAGGCAGACATGTGGAAAATGCCCGCCATGTACGTTGGACCCTACGCCCAGACAGATGCAGAAGTTACCCTGCAACTCTGGGACTACCTAAAAGTAGAGATCGGTAAGCAAAACCTCTGGAGTATTGTAAATCTGGAGCTAGACTTGCTCCCCTGCTTAGTCAACATGACATGGCGAGGTGTTCGCGTTGATATGGACAAAACCGAAAGAACGCGCGACGCGATCCTAAAACGGGAGAAATTAGTCCTAAAAGAGATAAAAAGCTTAGTGGGCAGAGATGTAGAGATTTGGGCGGCAAATTCTATTGCAAAAGCCTTTGATGACCTCTCAATACCGTACCCAAAGACAGAAAAGGGTGCGCCCTCGTTTAAAAAGCAGTTTCTGGCAGAACACAGTGAGAAATTGCCACAATTAATCGTCCAAGCCCGCAGTTTAAACAAAACCAGCGGAACTTTCATCAATAACATCCTAAAATTCTGTCACGGCGACGGTCGAGTGCATTCGCACATCAATCAGATACGCGGAGACGATGGCGGCACAGTTTCGGGGCGTTTTTCTATGAACAACCCCAACTTACAGCAAATCCCGGCCCGCGATCCTGAGATTGGGCCACTTATACGGTCTTTGTTCCTTCCAGAAGAGGGAGAACAGTGGGCGTCAATAGATTACTCGCAACAGGAACCGCGGATCTTGGTTCACTACGCTCATGTCTATGGAAAAAGCAGAGATGTGCCACTAAGGGGCGTTGATGAGTTTGTAACCAGCTACCGCGAAGATCCGAACATGGATTTTCACACAATGGTTGCAGAAATGGCCGACATTCCTAGAAAACAAGCAAAAACCATCAATCTTGGGATGATGTACGGCATGGGCGTCGCAAAACTGGCGGATCAGCTAGATATTGAAACATCAGAGGCCAAAAGCTTGGTAAAGCAGTACCATGACCGCGTACCTTTCGTAAAAGGACTGATGACGGGCGTTACAAACCGTTTGAACAGCAAAGCAAGCGGTGGAGCGATTAGTTCCATCCTTGGGCGCAAGTGTAGGTTCAATCTTTGGGAGCCCGACTCCTTTGAAATGACAAAAGCTATGCCTTACCAAGAAGCAATCCTAGAATATGGTGAAACATGCCGTCTCAAGCGGGCTTTTACATACAAAGCGCTAAACAGACTGATCCAAGCGTCCGCCGCGGATATGACAAAGAAAGCCATGGTCGATTTGTACAAAGAAGGGTATCTTCCGATGCTTCAAGTCCATGACGAACTTTGTATGTCAGTAAAAACCAGAGAAGAAGCCGAAGCTATTGCCAAGATAATGATAAATGCGGTAGTATTAGAAATCCCTAGCAAATGCGACATTGAAGTAGGTCCAAGCTGGGGGGAAGCTGTATAGCTTTAAGCGCACTGCTCGTCCGCGCACTACTTCTAACTGCCCTTTTGTCCGGCTAGGTTTCGCACTGCGACGACAAAAGGGTTTTTTCTTGCGAGTTCCCATAAACTCCTATATACTCTTACTGATAAAGAAAAAAGGTAAACCCAATGGATACTACAAAATGGAAAAGCGTTCTTGTGCCCATTGAAGTGTACAAGGAAATTAAAGAACACTCTGTTGTTAACGGTAGAACAATAAGTGGACAACTCAGAGTTATGTTTGAAGTTTATTCAAAAAGTAAGGATAAAGCTATTGACGCATCCCATAAAATCGCGTACAAATAGCGCAGACATTCTCCAAATGTTTGATAGCACAATCGTTAAAGCCCTTAGTCACATGTCCTGACTAAGGGCTTTTTCGTGTGTAAACTATTTACTTGACATTATCCCATACCATATTTATTCTGTATTCATTGGAACAGGAGAAAGTCTAATGTCTATGACAGCGAAAATCAAACTACGGGATGTTGACAACTTAGTTATATCGTCCACGTCTATAACAGCGGACCATTACGAAGACGGCCCCGATCCCGACGAATTTCTTAAAAACGCTTGGAAGATGGCC